ATTTTTTGTATATATATTGTTCTATGGGCTTTTTATAAGCCGTCTTAATTAAGATGATTTTAAAAGGATTAACTATGTTTAAAAAACTGTTAGAACTACGCCAACAAAAAGCGGAAAAAGTCGCAGCAATGCGCGCTATGTTAGACAAAGCGGAACAAGAAAACCGCTCATTGACCGAAACCGAAAACATTGATTTTGAAAAGTTGAAAGATTTGGTCAAACAATTGAGCGATGAAATCGCCCGTTATGAAACGGTGGCCGATGAAGAACGTAACATTGCCGACAAAGGCAAGCCGGTAGAAACACGCGGTAAAACCTTCAGCAATGACGAACTACGCCACTACATTAAAACGGGTGAATTACGAAATATTTCCACCACCGGTCAAGAAGATGGCGGTTATACCGTGATTCCACAATTGGATAAAGACGTAATGAAACGCTTAACCGATGATAGCGTGATGCGTCAAATTTGTAACGTGGTCCGCTTGCCGGTTGGTGCGAAAGAATACAAAAAACTTGTTTCCGCCGGTGGTGCAGTAGTGGCCCATGGTGAGGAAGGTCAAGCCCGCAATGGCACCACCACACCGAAACTCCATGAAGTCGCCATTGCTTTAAATCCTATCTATGCCTATCCGAAAACTACTCAAGAAATTTTGGACTTCTCTAGTATTGATGTTTTAGGTTGGTTGACCGATGAAATTACCGAAAGCTTCACCGAAACCGAAGAAACCGACTTAACCGGCGGTGACGGCACGAAGAAATCAAAAGGCTTCTTGTCCTATGAACGTTCTACCGAAGCGGACAAAGTACGCGCCTTTGGTAAGTTACAAAAATTAGAAGTTGCCGGTGCCGACAAAATCACCGCCGATACGCTCATTGATTTGTTCTACACCTTACACAGCAAATACCGTAAAAATGCCGTTTGGGTGATGTCTTCCACCATTGCGGCGGCATTACAAAAACTCAAAAACAAAAACGGCGATTTTATTTGGCGTGATGGTTTAACCGTAGATGCGCCTTCTACCCTTTTAGGTCGTCCGGTTTACTTCCTTGAGACCATGCCGGCAAGTGGTGCCAATAAACCGGTAGTTGCCTTTGGTGACTTCAAACGCGGTTACTTCATTGTAGATCACGAAACCGGCGTAAGAACCCGCCCTGATAACATTACCGAACCGGGCTTCTATAAAGTCCATACCGATAAATATCTTGGTGGTGGCGTGGTAGATAGTAACGCAATCAAGTTCATTGAAGTTACGGCTTAATCGTCAAATTCCAACGGGGGCAATTAAGCCCCCTTTTTGTTAAAAGGGAAAGTATGAATAAAGAATTTGAAATCCGCTCATCCGAAATCACCGCAGACAGCGAGAATAAAAAACTGGTTGGCTATGTGGTGAAGTGGAACAGCCCTTCTGAAGTGCTTTATTGCGATTTTGTAGAACAATTCAGTGCGAATGCGTTTAGTGAAAGTTTAAGCAGCGGTGCCGATGTACGGGCATTATTTGAACACGATCATACCAAACTATTAGGGCGTACCCGTGCGGGAACCTTAAAACTGGAAGAAGACGCAATAGGCTTACGTTTTGAATTAATGCCACCTGATACCACCTTAGGGCGTGATTTGTTGGTAAGTGTTGAACGCGGCGATATTGGCGGGATGTCTTTTGGCTTTTGGGCTAAAGAAGAAACATGGAATTTTGATGTAGAGCCTTGTCAACGCACAGTGGCCAAAGCGGAATTATTTGAAATTACCGTTACCAGCATTCCTGCCTATCCTGAAAGTAGCGTTGAGATTGCCAAACGATCAATGGCAACCGCGAAGGGAAAAACGCAAGGAAAATCCACCGCACTTTTGAAACAGTGGCTTGATGTGGCGGAGGCGTAATATGTGGAACCCGTTCAGACGAAAAGAACAACGCAGCGCACCGATGGCAATTAATGAGCTGCTTTCTTATCTTGGCGTATCAAACACCGGCGCGGGGGAATTTGTCAGCCCAAACACGGCGGAAAGTTTACCGGCGGTGATGAGTGCCGTTACTGTTATTTCTGAAGCAGTGGCCAGTATGCCTTGTTATTTGTATCAGCTTAAAGACGATGGCCGCGAGCGCGTTTATCGTCACCCGGTGGACTATCTCTTAAATGAAATGCCAAACCGTAGCCAAACACCGTATCAATTCAAATATACCATGATGCGTCACTGCCTATTAAACGGTAACGCTTATGCGGTGATTGAATGGAACAGCAAAGGCGAACCAATCAGCCTTACCCCGTATGAACCAAGTGCGGTCAATATCTATCGCAAAGTTGGCGGCGAGTATATCTATCAAATTACCGATTTAGACGGCAATACCAAAAACTATCTTCAAGATGAAATCCTACATTTACGCCATTCATCCCTTGATGGCTTTATGGGTCGTTCGCCAATTACAATTTGCCGTGAAACCGTGGGCTTAGGAATTGCTCAACAGAAACACGGATCGGCAGTGATGAAAAACGGATTAATGGCGAGCGGATTAATTACTACCGCCGAATGGTTGGATGATGCCAAAGCACAAAAAGCGGTAAAAGCCCTTGAACGTTACAAAGGCGCGAAGAATGCCGGGAAAACACCAATCCTTGAAGGCTCAATGGAATATAAACAGTTAGGCATGACGAACCAAGATGCGGAATGGTTAGCAAGCCGTACGTTCACAATTTCCGATATTGCCCGAATCTACAACATTAGCCCGATTTTCCTTCAAGACTATTCCAATAGCAGTTATTCAAACTTTAGTGAAGCCAGTCGAGCCTTTTTATCGCAAACCTTGCGCCCTTGGCTAACCAATTTTGAACAGCAGCTAAAAGATGCCTTGATGATTGATTTAGGTAGCAACAGCAAGAAACGTTACTTAATCGAATTTGATACAAGCGACTTATTGCGCACAAGTCAAAGCGAGCGTTTCAAGAGTTACGATGTGGCAATTAAAGCCGGTGTAATGTGCCCAAATGAAGTCCGCCGCCGTGAAGGTTTACCGCCTTATGAGGGTGGAGAAGAATTTAGCCAAGCATGGAAACAAACCGTAGAAGTGAAACGAGGTGATGAACAAGAACCAGGGGTAAGCAATGGCAATCATGATTAAGGCCGGAAAGTATAACAAGGTGATTAGCCTACAAAAGCAAGTGAACGAACAGAACGACTACGGCGGTATTGTGAGTAAATGGAAAACCGTTGCCAATATCCGGGCGGCGGTTGAACCATTACAAGGTAGAGAGTTCTTCTCCGGTGCGGTGCCATTAAATGAAAATACTGTGCGCATTCGCATACGTTACGGAACTAATGTTGATAACACTATGCGCGTGAAATATGGGAACCGTTCGCTAGAGATAATCAACATTATTGATAGTAAAGAAGCGCACAAAGAACTGCAGCTTATCTGTAAGGAGTTGACCGGCAATGGCGGAAATTAATTTAACGATTGATGAAATCAAAGCGCACTTAAATCTTGATCATGATTTAGATGATGAATTACTGGAAGCCTATAAGGTGGCCACATTGGAAGTATGCCAAAAACATATTGGCAAAACCTTTGGGGAAGAAGAAACGGAAAAGACCATACCTTTTACCCCGGCGATTAAGATTGGTTGCTTAATGTATATCGCCTATCTCTACACGAACCGCGAAGCCGTCACAGACTTAGCCAACCTTAAACCGGCACCTATGACGATTTCCGCATTGTGGGAAGTGTATAGAGAACCGTGCGCTTACTAAGGATTTAGTAACCGATGCCATACCAACCATTAAGACGTTGTAGCTATCCCGGATGTAGAAACAAAGTAAAGTCCGGTAGATGCGAGGAGCACAAGCCAAAAGACAACCGCCCAAACAGTAGCGCACGCGGTTACGACCACAAGTGGAGCAAATACCGCGAACAATACTTAAAGCATCATCCCCTTTGTGTGATGTGCTTAGAGCAAGGCAAATACACACCGGCAACAGTGATAGACCATATCAAGCCGGTAGAGAACGGACAATCCGATCCATTGTTTTGGGTAGCAAGCAATCATCAGCCTTTATGTCGTGATTGTCACAGCTATAAAACACGAGTGATAGACCAACGCGGATTTGGGGCGAAGAAGTGAACCGTTTCGATATCGAAACAATTAAGGGATGTACATATGTACATAGTTGAGTTGTGGTCATATGGTAACAACTGAATGATGGTGATATATCCACAGTTGAAATAATGATTGACCGGGTAGGGGCAATTTCAAAAAGAAAAGATAAATCCTACGTAACCGCCCCCCTACTCAAATTTTTACGCAAGGCAAATTTTTTGAAAATAAGGAAAAGCATAAATGACGAAACGAACCAAATATAAAGCCCCTGATTTCTTAGACGAACTGGCTAAAAGCCAATGGAAAGCACGCATTACGCAGCTTTCGGATCGTGGCGATATTAAACCGGAAGATTTAACCAATCTTGAAATCTACTGTATTAACTATTCACTATTCCGAAGTGCGGTAGCGGATATTGCGAAAAACGGCTTTTCCATTGTAAACAGTCAAGGTACGCAATCACGCAATCCGGCACTATCAGCGAAAGCCGATGCGGAAAAAGTGATGATCAAGATGTCCGCACTTTTGGGCTTTGACCCGGTAAGTCGCCGTAAAAATCCAGTAGAAACAGACGTTACTGATATGTTGGATGAAATCCTCACAATGTAGGCGAAAAATGGAAATCTGGCACGAATACGCGAAAAAAGTTCAAACAGGTGAAATAGTGGCTTGTAAGAAGATAAAACAAGCCGTAGAGCGTTATTTTAACGATTTAAACAATCCCGGTTATTTCTTTGATGCTGGAGCAGTTAATAAGTTTTTAGCTTTCTCGAAACTATGCCCGCACGTTAAAGGACACTTGCGCGGCGAGCCGATTATTCTTTCAGATTGGCAAGTATTCCTCTTTGCCAACATTCTGGGCTTTAAACGAAAAGATACAGGATTAAGAAAATATCGCTCCGCTTACATTCAAGTGGCAAGAAAAAACGCTAAATCAACTGTGGCAGCCGTTTTGGCCAATTGGTTTTTGGTGATGGAAGGCGGCCAGCAAGACATTTACACGGCAGCCGTGAGTCGAGACCAAGCCCGAATCGTTTTTGATGATGCGCGTCAAATGTGCTTACTTTCGCCTTTACTAAAAAAACGGCTCAATATTCAACAGCACAAACTCATCAACCCTAAGAACAACAGCATCATGCGACCATTGGCCGCTAAATCCTCAACCATTGAAGGCACAAATCCTAGTTTAGCGATTGTTGATGAATATCACCTACACACAGATAACAGCGTATATAGCGCATTAGAGCTAGGACAAGGCGCACGCCCTGAAGGTTTACTCTTTGCCATTACAACAGCGGGAAGTAACGTTATTTCAGCCTGTAAACAGCATTATGATTATTGCGCTCAAATCCTTGAAGGAAATGAGCAGAATGAAAGCCTATTTGTGTTGATTTTTGAGTTAGACGAAGAAAGCGAAATCGACAATCAAGAGAACTGGATAAAAGCAAATCCAAATATAGGTAAATCCATTCCTTACCTTGATTTTGAGAACACAATCAAGAAGGCTAGGGGTATTCCTTCCGAATGGGTAGAAATGCTAACCAAGCGTTTTAATGTATGGTGTCAAGGCTCTACGCCGTGGCTAGGTGATGGAAACTGGGTGCAATGCGAACGGCAGTACACGGAAAGCGATTTACTTCATCAAGATTGCTATTTAGGGCTAGATTTATCAAGCACCAATGACTTAACAAGCCTTTGTTATACATTCCCGCACGGAAACAAAGTTAGATTGCTTACACGGCACTACATTCCCGAATTTCAGCTTAACAACGTGGCAAATAAAAACCGCGCAATGTATCGAAACTGGGTGCGCAGTGGTTGGCTAATAGCAACGGAAGGCGATTGTATCGACTACGACAAAATCAGAGACGATATTCTGAAAGATGCCGAACGTTTCAATATCAAGATGACAGGCTTTGATGTGTGGAACGCAACCCATTTACGCACGCAATTACAAGCGGCGGGGCTTGAAGTAGAACCATTCCCGCAAACATACCAACGATTTAGCCCAGTGGCGAAAAGTGCGGAAGTTTTAATAAACAGACAGATGATAGAACACAATGGCGATCCGGTGCTTGCGTGGGCTTTATCAAATGTAGTTATGGAAACTGATGCGAACGCCAACATTAAACCGAACAAGAAGAAAGCAGCAAACAAAATAGACCCCGCCGTAGCGTTCCTGATGTCTTTCGGAATTTATCAACTTGAATACGGTGATTTAATTTTCGAACTATCAGACGAACACAAACAGGCACTAGAAGAATTTAACGGATTGGATATATGATTAGATGTAAAGAGGCAAAACAGAACTTACTAATAGCAGCGGTGAAACACTATAAGAAATCTACCGCACTTTTCACTTTTATTAGCTTGTATGATGATTATGAACCATATCCACTGGACGAAGTTATCTACATTCTTCAATGTAAATGCGATGCAGCAAAACGAGAAATAAACAACAGACCAAATAGCCCCAATATGGAAGTGTTAGAAACAATTTATCATATCGCGCACAAAAATCTTGAAGATATGAAAAAGGCAGAAAGAAGAATTGCGAAAAGAAGATAAAATAAATCCCTACGTTTCACAACGTGGGGATTTTTTATACGTGACTACATCGCACGAACATATTATCAAATTGCTAAATTCTTAAAATTTTCCCTAAAAAATGCTTTAGGGTACGTACTACAAATTTGTAGCAAAGTTATTATAATCTAAGCGCAAAAATAAGAAATAAACGTAGCTTACCGTATCTAAACTTTGATAAAATAGAACAAGAAATAAACAGGGAAAACAAGGAGGAAAGTATGATTAAATCCGTTTTATCCGCATTTGGTTTATTTGTATTTTCTGCTTTAGATTTTTTGTTGTTTTTAGCCATATTGCTTTTTGTTGGCTTGTTGGTTTTCATCTTTTGGCCAATATTAAAATGGCCTTTACTAGCTTTTCTAATAGGTGCTATTGCCTTCTTTTGTTATCTAATATACAAGATAAAAGAGAAACCAAAACCGCTAGAACAAGACGAAATATTATCTAGCTGGGCGGAACAGGAATTACAACGCCCTATCATTCAACGGATTTTACAAAAACAAGAGGAAAATAAACCGTTCATTAGCGGAACAATAACGCATATTGGAAATGACGGAAAAGAAACTCGATTAGGCAATATCACTATCAATTTAAAGGGATAATTAATCAAATAAAGCGCATCTAGGCTGATCCCCGAAAGCAAGAAACCTTATCTTGTTGGTGCGCTCCTATCATAAGGGCAAATGCGAAAGGGGCGTTTATGGGATTGTTACCACTAGATTTTTACTCTTTAACTCAAGCAGTTGATTTTATTAATCAAAAAACAAATTCGATAATAAAAGAAAATCTATTGTATTCCTATGCTATGGAAGGAAAGATTAGATTTTTATTGAATATTGAAATTAAAGATAATCAATTAGTAAAAATTGGCAGAATGGATACTGAAGGTTTTTTCCTATATGAAGATTCTGAAGTTTATTTCAAAGAGGAAGTGATAGAGTACGAATATCAAAATATATTATCTTTGGAAGATAAGCTATCAAAGATGGAAATAACTTCTGATGAAATTCTTGAGGATAACGGAGGATTGTACTTATCATATAATAAAGA